CTACATAGGCGGCGACGACGTTTCCAGCACCGACGGCATGACCCTAACCCCAGGCGAAGCCGTCACCCTAGAAAGCAAAAACGCCATTTCCACTTCCCAGTACTACGCCGACGCCGCCAGCAACAACGACCAGGTTGACTACATCGGAAGCCTCTAATGCCTGCACTGAGCTTGTCGTAATGGTCGCCTCAAAGCAAGGCCACAAAGCGCCGCTCCGCACGGTCCTAGAAGCCTACACCGCCGTCACCACAGCCACTTACACAGCCAAAGCAGGTGACCGGGTCATAGGGGTTAACCGGGCTGGCACCGTCACCGTAACGCTCCCCACCGCCGAAGTCCGCCCAGGCCGGGTATACACCGTCAAAGACGAGTCCGGCGCCGCCGCCACCAACAACATCACCGTAGACACCGAAGGCGCCGAGAACATCGACGGCGCAAGCACCGACGTCATCAACGTCAACTACGAAAGCAAGTCCTACTACTCCGACGGGACCAATTGGTTCATCCTACCCGTCACCCCCGACACCAACACCCAAAACGCCTACGAAGCACCCGGACTGACCCTCGGCACTTCAAACGTCGAAGGCACCGGCAACAGCATCCGCTCCGGCGCCACCGTCCTGGCCTTCGACGCCACCGACCCATCCACCCAAGCCCACAGCGACGCCGCAACCGTAGGCTCTGCAACCGTCGCCGCCCGCCGCGATCACAAACACGCTATGCCAGCCGTTGGGACTAACGTGCTCAAATCAACAATAGTATCTGGAAGTCGGCTTGGTTCTGCGGGGGCTGGTGATCAAGCGATTACCGGCGCGGGTTTCGCTCCTACCGCAATGTTCATTTGGGGTGTAGATGAATCCACTGACTACGCATCGTGGGGTTTTGGTGATGATGCCGACGCCGAAGCCGACATCAGCCACGAACAAGCAACAGTAAGATTCAACACACGCACCAACGGCATAGTAAATATTGACCCTGGGACCTCTGATTCTCAGACGGCGGTTTTAAAAACACTAGACGCCGACGGTTGCACCCTCACATGGTCGATAGCTGGGTCTGGAATTGACACCGACTTCAAAATCCTCTTTCTAGGATAGAACCATGGACACCGTTATATACCGGAAGGCAGATAGGCTAATAGCGGCCTACGTGTACCCCCGGCGAACCAACGCTCAAACCCAGGAGGCGGTAACCACCGAAATTAACAACGTCTGTCAAAGCGAGCTTGGTGGGGTGGCCACAGACTACGCCATCATCCAAGTCGAACATGCACGCCAACCAGGTTTTCAGACAGTCATCAGCAAGGACGGCACAGTAAGATTCACCAAACTACCGCCAACCCAAGCCCAGGTCCGCATAGACCGCATTAGAGAGATATTGACCATACCAAGGTCAACTTGCACCACCGATCAACGGGCCGAACTCCTAGAACTCGTCGCAAGGAATATCGCCGAATGACCCCCTTCGCCCTCGCCAAAGCCAACCGCCGCTGGGCCATGGTGGGCGCCATCGCCACCCTGGGAATCATCGCCCTGGAGGCTTACGCCATAACCCAGGGCATCGCTGGCGAATCCCTCTTCGCCGCCATTGTCGCCCTGGCCGCCATCGGCGGCGCTGGGGTAAGCCGTTGGGCCAGGTGACGAGATGCCAGCCACGAGACGAACCCAAACCGCACGGCAACGCCCCTACACCGTAATTCTCAACGCCCACGACTCCAACACGTCCAACACCAGAGAGGCCATCGCCACCCCAGGCAAAGGCAAGCGTATCCGAATTATCCGGGTCCGCGCCATTCAAGAAAGCACCGACGGACGCCACCTGTGGGAATGTTACTTCGGCACCGGCGCCAACATCACCACCAACCCAAAGAAGGCCGTGGATATTCTCGATATCCCGGACTTAGGCGAGGATGAGACCCGCACCTACCTCAAAGACGAAGGACCCCGGGGACTCCGTGACGAAGTACTGAGCGGCCGCTGGACCGGGACCGCCCCAACCACCGTCCACAAAATCATGGTGGAGTACGAGGAGGAATCGTAGGGGCAGACCCATGTGTCTGCCTAACCCATGCAGCAAATCTTAAAAATAACCCGAACCCTCCAAGGGATGGCCACCTTAACCAGCCTGCGCCGCCCCTACGAGCTCCTGGTAGCCGAAGTCGCCTCCAACACCACCACCGACCGGCAGACCCTACTAACGCCCACAAATGGCTATCACGCCCGCATCGTCAAGGTTAAAGTCCAACAAGACGCAGCTGACGGACGACACCTGTGGGAACTCTACTTCGGCACCGCCGGAAACATTATCACCGACCAAGCCAAAGGCATCGACATCCTGGCGATCCCGAACCTTGGCAGCGCCAAAACCCGTGTCTACCTCAAAGACGAAGGCCCCCGGGGCCTCCGTGATGAAGTCCTAAGCGGCCGCTGGCGAGGCACCGCCCCAGCTAACGCCCACACCATCATCATCGAATACACCGAGGAGCCTTAACCCCGGCGAGTTATTATCAAATCTACCCCTTTACGAAAGGGGTCACTAAACCTCCCCCTTTCGTAAAGGGGGGCACAGGGGGATTTAACCCATGGCCCGTGAAGCCTACCGCTCCCTCTACGGCGACCTGAAAAAGCTCAAAGACGACAGCCTGCTCAAAGACCCAGCCGGCGGCACCGGCGACGACGACGAGCTATTCCAACTACTGCTGGCCGTCTCCGACTGGGTAGACAGCTTTTGCAATCGCCACTTCTACCCGCGCCAGCAATCCCTGGAATTCGACGGCAACAGCGGAACCAAGCTCCTGCTACCCGACCTCATCGCCCTGGACTCCATCAAAGAGGACACCACCGACGACAAAACCTTCAACGACACCTGGGCGGCCACGGATTACTGGCTCGGACCCTACAACGCCGAGCCCACCGAACACTGGGGACGGCCCTACACCGCAATCAGCGTCCGCACCAGCGGCACCAAATCAGAATTCGCCCTGGGAGAGCAGCACTTCCAGCTAACCGGCCAATGGGGTTATCGCCAGTTCAAAGAAGACAGCGGCACCGACCTAAACGACGCCAGCATGAACACCACCAAGACCACCATCGCCGTGGACGACGGCACCCAATTCCAGATCGGCATGACCATCCTGCTGGGCACCGAGCAAATGCTCGTCACCGGTATCACCAGCAACGACCTAACCTGCACCAGGGCCATCAACGGAACCACCGCCGCCGCCCATGCCGACAACCTGGACGTATACATTCTCCGATGGCCCCTATCCGTCGAACGGGCCACCCTAATCCAAACCGCCCGCATCTGGACCCGCGCCGCCGACTTCCAGCCCTTCTTCGTCGCCGAAGACGTCGACACCGACGTCCGCCTGCTGCTAGAACCCTACAGGAGGCTCCCCGTATGATCAAACTGCTGAACCTGCCCAAAAAATTAATCTCCCGGGTGTCGAGAGTGCTAACCTCGGCGGCGCGGGCATCCCAAGCCGACGTCTACCCGCATCAGACCACCCACGGCCTGGGCGCCGACTGGTCCCCCATCGAATACGGCGACTACTACGCCAAATCCGTCCCCGTGTTCTCCGCCATCCGAATCAGGGCCGACGCCATGACCCGGCTGCCCTGGACAGTCCAACGCACCCAAACCGACGGCGGAATCATACCCATAAGCCAGCAACATCCCGCCCAGCTGCTACTCGACCGTCCAAACCCATGGTTTAGCGGCGCGGAGCTCCGCAGAGCCACGGAGACCTACCTTTGCCTATGGGGACGCGCCTTTTGGTCCATCGAACGCTCGGAAGACGGCCAGAAAATGGAAATATGGCCCCTGCGCCCCGACCGCATGCAAGTACTCCCAGGACGCGGTGCCGACGGGCCCTACATCAAAGGCTACCTATACCGGGGTCTAACTGGGGACGTTGCCTACTTGCCTGAGGAAATCGAGTTTTTCCGCTTCTTTAACCCACTCCAGGACCGCACCGGCATGAGCCCCATAGCGCCCATGCGTCTCTCAGCCGATATGGGCTTGGACGCCCTGCGCTACAACCGAAGCACCCTCAGCAACGGCGGAATTCCCGACTACATCCTGCTAGCCGACGACGAAATGACCGATGCCAACGTCGCCGAGTTCTACGACCGCTGGGAGGCCCGTTTCCAAGGCCCCAACAAAGCCAACCGGCCCGGCATAGCATCGTTCATCAAAGACGTGAAACCCCTCGCATTCTCAAATCGAGACCTAGAATTCATGCAAACACTCCGCTGGACCGTCAAAGACGCCAGCCGAATCTTCGGGGTGCCCGAGACCATGCTTTCCGAGCTCCAGTTCGCAACGCTATCCAACATGGAGCACCTGGAGCGCGGCTTCTGGCGCAACACAATCATTCCCCAAGCCACCATGATGGCCGACCGGCTCACCAATAGCCTGCTACCCAAACTCGGCTTCACCGGCCTGGAGGTAATCTACGACCTAACCAGCATCGAAGCCCTAAACGAAGGCCGGGAACAACGCGTTACCAGGGAATCCGACTTTCTAGATCGAGGCGTCCTTACCATCAACGAAGTCCGCACCACCTACAACCTGCCCCCGGTCTCCTGGGGAAACGAGCCACACTTCCGAGAGGCCAATCCCTTCCAACAGAAACCCAGCCAACCAAATGCTGCGGCCGACGAGAATAACCTGCTCATAATTCCGGCGAAGGCCGGAATTCAGGCCAACGGCCACAATAATGCCTAATGCCCAGACGCAACACCGACCAAAAAAAGAAACGGTTCCTCCATGGCATCGAGCGGGATATGTCCGTCACCGACGCCACGCAATACGCCGGCGTGGACCGGACCACACCCTACACCTGGGAAGATTCAGACCCCAGCTTTGCCAGAGACTGGGCCAAAGTCCGCGACATGAAGCCACGGATGCTCATAGACACCGCCCAGGACTTGGCCATGGAAGGCTCGGAATTCATGCTCCGGTTCCTGATCAACCGGTACGACAAGCAAGCCGCTAACCAGGAAACCGCCAGCATAGGCGAAATCTCAATCCTAAGCGCGGAGGCCCCCAGCGATGAGCTCACCGACGACAGCCCAATCGCCGACTTCCTCACAATCGAGACCATCGAGGCCGAAGACCCTTAAACTCACCATAAGAGCCCACGCCGGCCAACAAGAATACGTCGCAGCTGACGAGCCGATCACCGCCGCCATCGCTGGCACCGGAGGCGGCAAGACCGTCATCGGCATAGTCGACCAAATCATGGCCATGGTCAAAAACCCCAACCAACTCTGGCTGGTGGCCGAACCCACCTGGCCGATGGTCACCCGCATCTTATTGACCGCAAGTCCCGGTCGACCGAGCCTAATTTCCCTCATCAAGCAATTCGACCCAAAAGCCATCTACAGCAAAGGCGACCGGGCCATCTATACCAAAATGGGCACCATACTGCTGGCGTCGGCTACCCACCCCGAATCCATGGAAGGCGCCCACGTCGCTGGGGCTTGGCTCGACGAAGCCGGTCAAATGTCCAAACTGGCCTTTGAGACCGCCAAACGCCGCGTAGCCTTCCAGGGAGGACGTGTCAAAATCACCACCACCCCCTACAACCGGGGCTGGCTCTACAAAGAAGTCCACCTACCCGCCCTGGCCGGTGACAAAGACATCAGAGTGATCAATTTCAACAGCCTGGCCAACCCCGCCTACAACCGGGAAGCCTACGAACGCGCCCAGCGCACCATGACCGCCGCCAGGTTCCGCATGATGCACGAGGGAGGCTTTGAGCGACCGGAAGGCATGATCTACGGCAACCAGTGGGAAGACAGCCTGCTAATCGAACCATTCCGCATCCCCGACGATTGGTGGCAGGGCGCCGCCATGGACTTCGGCTGGAACCACCCCACCGCCGCCATCTTCGCCGCCAGAGACCCCAACGGCGTCTATTACCTTACCCATGAGTACAAGAAAGGCGAGACCCTGCTAGAAAAGCACTACAAGGCCGTCGCCAAGATTTCTCAGAACGGCGCCAAACCCACGGTCTGGTACGGAGACCCCGCCGCCAAGCAAGAACGGCGGGAAATGAGGAACTACGGCCTGCCAATGCGCCCGGCGGATAATACCTTCCTAACCGGCATAGACACCGTCGCCGAGCTAATGGCCACCGGGCGCCTCAAAGTGTTCAACACCCTTACCCACTGGGCAGACGAGGTTGAAAGCTACATCTGGGACACCAAAAACGACGAGTACACCGACAAGCCGGTCAAAATCAACGATGACCTAATGGACGCCACCCGCTACCTACTACACACGGTGGAAAAGACCGGCCAAGTGAGACTCCACACCTAATGGTCGACATACTCGTGAACCTGCTGCTGACCCTGCTAGCCCACTACCAGCTACTACTAAACACTTGCGGCGCCGTCAGCGGCACGAATTGAACCGTATTTGTTCCAACGAAACAAACCCCCGGGACCACGAGTCTACCGCATCCCCTGGTACCAGTGTGCCCGATGCCCATGGTGGTCCACCAGCCCCATACTGCTATCAAACCACGTGCGCCAGCACCAACAACACCCGAGCGCACCGATAAACCAGGTGGTAAGCCTAACCGGACGCTGGCCCAGAAGCCTACTTCCGCCACCGGCGGCGCCAACGTAAATGCCACTATCAATTAAAGAGAACACCGCCCAAAAGCAGCACCACTAACAGCGCCGCGGCCAGCGTCAAGGGTGACCGCGCCCGGCGCGAACCCTCCCACGAAAATGCATCCCGAAACCAGTCCACCATCCAGACAAAAACCACCACACAAAGGGCACCAGCCCAAACCGGCAAAGGAACATCTCCCATACTCCCCTTGACCCCCACCCTCAAAGCCGTTATCTTCAACATAGGCCTTGGGGTGTAGCTACCCGGCCATGGTTTCTCCAATGGGCTGTCGAGTCTAACACTCGGCAGCCCATCTTTCATCCACCAAATCAGGTAGACCCCTTCCCCCCCTACACAACCCGTGGTATACTCCCGCCAGCTACACTCTGGGAGAAAGGCCTTGACCTCAAGTTCTCCAACCCCCAGTCACGCCACAGCCGCCATTAACCGAACGTATCTTGTGCGAACCAACGGGCCTTATTATGTCAAATAGGCCAGAGGTTCAAACAACGCAAGGTATCTTGTGCGAACCAAGCGCCCCGGTTATGTCGACCGGTACCGAGACGCCACGAACATGGCCACTCCAATGCCCGTGGTGCCCCACCAGCCTCGCCAGAGCTGAAGTCCACAACCACCGCATCTGGTACTGTCATAACGAAAGCTGCCCGGTAACATTCCTGCTGATCGACGACCTGCACCCACAAAGCCCCTGGGCAGGGAACCCCTAACCCATGTCCCCCAGGAAGTGGGCTCCCAAGACCAAGGCGCTCATCGTTGACGCCCTAATCTCCCGCGACGGCCCCACCTGCGTCCTTTGCCACACCACCCCAACCGACCCCCTAGAAATCGACCACATCGACCCCGACGGACCCGACTCTTTCGCCAACCTTCGCTTGTTATGTAAATCATGCAACCTGGACCGACGACGCTCAAAAGATAGGGGAATCAATGAGAGAGAGACAAAACCCCAGCGCCAACTTTCGCTGGAAGAAGCGCTCTCAGCCACGTACCAGGCCAAACAAACAATCGAATACGCCGCTGGGTCTGTCGAGATGCAAGCCAACGGATTCTACGAGAACAGCTACCGGGCGTGGGTGCTGCAGCAGGTCCCAATCAAGAAACAGGATGCCATCAACGGTGGGGCTGAGACGGTCGGCTGCAGTCCCGAAACCGCCTCCCGCTACCTAAACAAACTCACCAGCAGCGCAGGGCCGCTAACCACCAAACAGGACATCCACAGCGCCCAAATCATCATCTTCAAGGAGGCTCAGTGACCCAACTTGTATGGACCAAAACCCGCTGGAACTCGCGCCGAGTGCACCTAACAGCACCGGGCGCCAGCCAAACCATATGCGGCAAACATCCAACCTACACCTACCACGAGCCAGGCGACACGCCATGCCGCCAATGCATCGCCAAATTGGCGGCCATCACCCCATGTTCATTCCCCGTGCTAGCCGGCAAACAACGCCGGCAGACGAAATGATTCCTTCAGTCTACATAGGCGACGACGCCAACCTAATCCAAATCATCCTCAAGATGCACAGCCCCGGGCCCCGGGTGTTGGACGCAACCTACGGTCACGGCCGGTTCTGGGAACAACAAACGCCAGGGACCTGGAGAATAGTCGGCACCGATACCAGATGGCCAGAACACCCGCCCAACCCTGATCACGCACGAATCGTGGCCAACTACACCGCGTTACCGTTCAAAGAAGGCAGTTTCGACGCCGTGATCTGCGACCCCCCATTCCTGACAGGCGGTGGCGCCCAAGGCCGCATGAAGCTAAGATACACAGCCCCAGCCAACTACAAGCTCCTAATAGACGCGCTCAACGCAGCACAGTCCCAGTTTCACCAGGTCCTAACCCCAAAGGGAATCGTGGTAGTCAAAACCATGGACACCATAGACGGACGCCGCCGACGCTGGCTCCACATCGACCTAGTGAACGCTTGGGCGAACACGTTTAGGCTCAAGGATATGTTCGTGAAAGTAGGCACAACCAACATCCGAGACCCGCATTGGACCAATCAAAACCTATCTCGTGCGGCGCACACTTTCTTCCTCATATTCACCAAGCCTCAACGAAACCGATAGGAGGAACCATGACATTCAACTACGAAGAAGGAAAGCGACGGGCGCTTAACCTGATAGACTGGCTCACCCAACAGAAAGAACCCATCCCTTACCCAACGGCCGTCACCGCCGGAGCAACAGCAGCCTTCATAACCGAGGACGCAGCAGTGCAATCCCTGGTACTGCTCAGGGACGAAGAGATGATAAACATCACCCAGGACCTAATGCAAAAACCATTCATCATAGTGGGCGAAACATTGGGACGCCACCTACCCCAAACACTACTCAACGACCTAGCCCAAGCATGCGCGCCCACAGAATCAAACGAGACCAGCACCCAACAACGCCGAGGTGCCCCCACCGGCAATACCAACGCTCTCAAGCACGGCAGATACTCCCAGCTGCTGCGCGCAGCCGACGCCGATACCAACCCCACCTGGACCACCACTTCACTCAAGACCGAGCTAATCAAGCTACGAAGTCTGCTCACCATCATAGAAAACGAAGTAGAACTGCTGCCCGAGCTATATCTAAAAGTCGTCAACCAAATCAGACTCACCGCCATCGCCCAACACGCCATAAACCTACACCCCACGAAAACCGAAACCGACCACCAGGAGGAAATATGGAAGCTACCTGCTACGGACCCACCTGCGCCAGACGAGTCCCCCAAAGATTCCTAATGTGCCGTCCGTGCTGGAGACTGGTACCCAAACCCCTGCAAGACGAAGTGTGGAAGCACTACAAAGCCGGGCAGGAAATCAACGGGCAGCCATCCCGGGATTACGTCGCAGCCGCCCGCGCCGCCATCAGAGCGCTGGAGCACATCCAACCACGGCTGTCCCTATAGGAGTCCCCCAACCCCAACCCGCGCCGAACGTCGGTTGCGATCAGCCGGGGCCTCGGCCACCCGTCGCGCCCGGCACTCGGGGTGGCACTCGGCCCCGGCCCTCCGCCTCCCCCGCCCACCATGGCCCTTTTACCACGTACCTTAGTCCACCTCCGGCGGACGTTCCGCGCCGGTACCTGAGATTTACCAGAACGACCAAGAAAGGGCCATGGCGGCGTTGTCGCGGCACGACGTACATTCCACACTCAACCATGAGCATCCATCAGCTACCCCGGCAGCCGACCCGTAATCGGCCTGGAGGGACCCCTTGCGCCGCCTAAAAGTCACGCCAACACCCCGAACAGGAACATCCGCCCGTACCTAAACCAGCGTCGCCAGCTTCCCGAGGACCACTTGCTATGTCGAACTTGTCGAATCCCTACCGATAAACCGGGGGAAACCCCTTCTTCCAGGTGAAGAAAGGGGTTCCCCCTGGTCCCCCTTCCCAAAGAAGCCATGAAGACCAACCCCACCCCGCCCGCCAGCAGTCCCGTTGCAGCTGGCCCTTTCACGCCTTCCACGCAATTCCCACACCACCGGCAGCCGACCCGTTATCGGCCTGGAGGGACCCCTTGCGACGCCTCACGGCAACGCAACCCCACGAAACACCCGCGCTCGTCCGCTTGCGGCGGACCAGCTACCACCAATTTGGTTGCTAGAATGTGAGACGGTTTGGGTTTGAAATTACCTGGTCGGAGACGGCCTTGAGGCGGCGGCATGGGCCAGCACAACGGCACTTCAATAGTCGGAGCCAGCCAGCGCCCACAGGGGAACGGCGCAACCACTGGACCTCCAGGGGGACCAAGACCCCACCGCAGGGACATGACCTATTCGGATGGGACATTTGGAACCTCCTTCTTTGGCCTCGTTGGACCGGGACGGTATGGAATGGGTTTGGGGCTTGCCCCAAGGGAGTTCGGACCCCGTCTCTCTCTCTCTCTTCGGTGGCCCTGCCCCCGGCACCCACGGCACAACAAGCTGGCTTGGAAGCGGGTGTCAAGGGCAAGGCGAAGCCATTGTTACGGTCCCTTGATGCCCGCTTCCAAGGCAGCTACGCTCACTACGTGGTGCCGGTTGGCGGGACGCTGAAGAGAGGCGGTGAAAAGGAGACAGGGCCAAAACGCCTTTGACAAATTCCTTAACCGGCGATTCGGAGAACTTCTAACCGCCTTCCCTAATACCCGTTCTTTGAATCGCCTGCAACTGTTCCTTGTTTCTGCGTTTTGGGGGCCCCTGGCTTCCTTTCGCCGCTCACCTGATTAGCGTTATGCGTGTGGCGGTTTTGCATCCCAAGCATTTCAACGGTGGGTTCGATTGGGTGTGGATGGGCATTTCAATGGTGGGTTCGATTGGTGGTAGCTGGTCCGCCGCAAGCGGACGAGCGCGGGTGTTTCGTGGGGTTGCGTTGCCGTGAGGCGTCGCAAGGGGTCCCTCCAGGCCGATAACGGG